ACGTGTACGATCACAACACGCCGCACTGAACACGCTACTGCAAGGTGCTGGTGCTGTGGTAATGAAGCAGGCTATCATTATCCTGTATGATTTGTTAGCCCGTGTTGACTTCAAGCTAGTCGCACAGGTACATGATGAGTGGCAGATAGAGTGCCGCCCAGAAGACGCAGACTTCATTGGTAAGTCATGTGTCAACGCAATGGTATTCGCAGGTGAAGTCCTGCAACTGAACTGTCCGTTAGACGGAGAGTATAGAGTTGGTAATAGTTGGGCAGATACCCACTAGCACAATTCTATTTTATGTGGTATAATATTAGGTGTAAGTTTAATTATCGGAGATATGTAATATGTCTAATGAAGCACCCAACGTAATGGTAAAGTGTGACTTGTTCTGGCCTAACCTGACTCACAAGAATGAGTTAGCTGGTAAGTACACAGTTGATCTTGCCAACCTTTCTGACGCTGCTATTACTGCGTTGGAAGATATGGGTATTAACATCAACAACAAGGGAGATGATCGTGGATCGTACATCACCTGCAAATCCAACAACAAGTACCGAGCGTTCAACACTGACGGAACAGAGTTGCTCATCAAGGGACGAACACCACGAGATGAAATGGATGACACAGAAACAGGAGTCGTGGTGGGTAATGGTTCCACAGCTAAGTGTCTCATCGGATACTACGATTGGGAGTACCTCAAGAAGAAAGGTCGTAGTGCCACACTCAAGCGTCTTGTGATTGATGAGGTTGTTGAGTACGCACCAGAGCTAGAAGAGATGGAAGCTTTGTGATACTCATTGATGGTGACATGCTGGTGTACCGTGTTGGCTTTGCTTGTGATGATGAGCCAGCACGGGTAGCAACAGAGACTCTTGATAACTATCTATCTCAGATAGTGTTAGATCTGTCTGACCATTACGCATCCAGCATCGTTTACCTAACTGGTAAGGGCAACTTCAGGGACGAGGTTGCTGTTACCCAACCCTACAAAGCTGGTCGTTCTGAAAAGCGTAAGCCTGTACATAAGAAACTGCTCCGCGACTTCATGGTATCTGAGTGGAATGCAGAGGTTGTTAACGGTATGGAAGCTGACGATGCTATAGCTATCAAGGCTACTGAGCTAGACCACAAAGCTATTATCTGTTCGTTAGACAAAGACTTTAGGCAGGTTCCTTGTCCTATGTATGATTACACCAAGAAAAACTTAAATGCATTTAAGGTTGATGACGCTATGCGGTGGCTGTACAAGCAGGCGTTGATGGGTGATCGTGTTGATAACATCCCCGGTATCTATGGGGTTGGGCCTAAGAAAGCTGACAAAATCATTGACCCGTGTACAACAGAGTGGGAATGTTACAGTACCTGTCTTGCTCACTATTGGGACAACGATCTAGATGAAGACCGACTACTAGAAAGTCTTAACCTTCTGTACTTGTTACGTTCACCTGACGATAGGTACACCAAGCCATCGGATATTTAACTATGGATAACGTACAACAACTTAAAGCAGCGTTAGCTAAAGCAATTAAAAATTATCATGACGCTTATGAGCGATGGTCTGCAAGCGATAGTGGCGCTGGACCACCAAAGCATACAGACAGTGATAGAATCTTAGCTATGATAGCATTTGAAGAGCACCGTCTTCCTTATGTTGAAACTACCAACGCTATTTTTTTAATCAAAGGTAAATACTATTACGTATCTACTACAGGTAAATGGAGAGTAAAAGGAAAACAAAAGTGGTACAGAAGCAAAGACGTCTATCAGTTTATAACTAAATATGTAAAGACTCATGAAGTTTGATTCTAAGTTTGAGAAAGAAGCTTATGCATTGATGCGTGGCTGCAAGTACCACCCTCCACAGACACTAGAGTACGTACTACCTAAGACGTATGAGCCTGACTTTGTTTACAAGACAAAGAGTAAGACCATATGGATAGAAGCTAAGGGTAGATTCCGCACGTCAGACGAGGCACGTAAGTATGTCTACATTGCAAAGACGCTTGGCCCAGCAGAGGAGTTGGTATTTCTCTTCCAGAAACCAAGGACACCAATGCCGGGATCACGTAGAAGAAAAGACGGTACACGCTACACAATGGAAGAATGGGCGAACAAGCAAGGGTTCAGATGGTACACTCTTGAAACAATACCGAGAGGGTGGAGACAATGACTAGACACCTAGTAATACCTGACACTCAAATAAAACCTGACTGTCCTGTTGACCACATGTACTGGGCAGGTCGGTACGCGTGTGCTATTAAACCAGATACGATCATACACCTTGGTGATCATTGGGACATGCCGTCGTTGTCATCGTATGACGTAGGTAAGAAGTCGTTTGAAGGTAGACGTTACTCCGCTGATGTTGAAGCTGGCAACGAAGCAATGCAAGTCTTCATGGACTGTATCAGAGCAGAGCAACAACGCCTACGCAGACGTAAGAAGAAGATATGGAAACCAAAACTTATTTTTACTCTCGGTAATCATGAGTACAGGATAGAACGCGCAGTAGAAAACGATGCCAAGCTAGAAGGGTTAATGAGTTATGAAGATCTCAATCTCAGGGGATGGGAGGTTCTTCCGTATCTTCAGCCGGTTATTGTGGACGGTATTGCTTATTGTCACTATTTCACTAGCGGTGTCATGGGCAGGCCAGTTACAAATGCAAAGCTACTGCTCCAGAAAAAACATATGTCATGTGTTATGGGACACGTACAAGACAGAGATATCGCGTTCGACAGAAACGCAGCAGGAAACAGAATGACCTCCTTGTTTGCTGGTATATACTATCAACATGATGAAGAGTATCTTAACCCACAGACTAACGGGTCATGGTCTGGTTTGTGGGTGTTCAATGAAGTAGACAACGGTACGTTTGATGAGATGCCTGTGTCTATGACATACCTACGGGGGAAGTACGGTGCTAACTCTTGATGAAATACTAGAACGAGTTTCTTCTAGGTATGATGAAGTTACTATCATGGAAGCACTAGAAATTACATCTGAAGACTTAGTTGAAAGGTTTTCTGATAGAGTAAAAATTAACAGTTGGAAGTTTGACTTGGAGGAAGAATATGCAGAATGAGTGGACTGATTACAAATCTATAAACGAAGCAACTCCAGAGCAATGGGACAAAGCAAGCAAGACAGTGTATGGTAAACTATACCATCCTAATGACCAAGCTATAAAGAAACAAGTAGGAGGATCTCATTACAACCGCTACTCAATCCAACCAGTTGATTTTATCCTTGCTAATAAACTTGATTGGTGTGAAGCCAACGCCATCAAATATATTACAAGACACAAAGACAAGGGTGGAGTCGAAGATGTAAGGAAAGCAATACACTATCTAGAAATACTTCTGGAGCGTATGGTCAATGAACATAATTGAAGGTAAGTTTAAAAAAGACATACCCGCTAATGAGTTTCTTGTTACTTGTGCGTTAAGAGCACAGGACCAGATAGAAGAAGGTAGAAATCCTAAAGTAGTTGTTGTGTTCTTTGAGAATGAACACCCGCTAGAAGTTACGTCGTCAGAACAATATCCTGATGGAGTGTTTATGACGCTTCACTTAGCAGCAGCGGCTATTATTAATGAAACACTAGGCATAACAGGAGAACCAGAGTAAATGGATGCATATCAACAATACATACACAAGTCACGCTACGCACGCTACAATGCAGAAGAACAACGTCGAGAGACATGGGAAGAAACAGTTAATCGTTATGTTAACTATTGGGTAGACAAAGCAGATCTTAATGACTCTGAAGTATCTGAGATCTTCAAGGCTATACATGATCTAGATGTAATGCCTAGCATGAGAGCATTGATGACAGCGGGTGAAGCACTAGACCGTGACAACGTAGCAGGTTTTAACTGTAGCTACCTACCTATTGATCACCCTAAAGCATTTGATGAGATGATGTACATTCTCATGTGCGGCACAGGCGTAGGCTTTAGTGTTGAGAGACAGTACATAGCCAAGCTGCCTGAAGTTGCGGAGAAGTTTCATGAAACAGACACAGTTATTAATGTTGCGGATTCAAAGATCGGATGGGCGAAATCGTTTAGGGAACTGGTATCATTGTTGTATTCAGGTCAGATTCCCCAATGGGACGTTAGCAGAGTACGACCTGCAGGTGCCACACTTAAAACTTTCGGAGGTCGTGCAAGTGGTGCAGAACCTCTCATCGAACTATTCAAAGTCACGTCCGGGATGTTTCAAGGATCTGCTGGACGA